CTCGCTGTTATGCCCACGCTGCGACGAGATGCGGGGAGCGACCGTGCGGCTGCGATCGGGCCGATAGACTCCCCGCGGCAATGGAGAGACGGGGGGCTGGAGCATCGGCCGCCGGCATTGTCCGGCATCACAGAGCCGAGTTAATCGCGTGCCAGCCTCCCGTCCGTGTCTGATCATGCCGCGGAAGAACCGAACAAAACTCGCCCCCGCCGAAGTCGCCGCGCGCGCCGAGCGCCTGGTGCGCGGCAGCCGGCCCGAGGATCGGATGACGAAGGCTCAGCGAGTCGAGCTCGGCCGCGTCAATCCGGAGTGGTTCTGCCGCTACTACCTGGGCCACTACTTCGTCGCCGAGGGGTGTGAGTTTCATCGCGAGCTGTTTCGCCTGGCGTTCAGCGTCGATGCGTTCGTGGGGGCCGCGCCGCGCGAACACGCGAAGTCCACGGTAGTGGGATTCGGCCGCGTGATCCATGCGGTCTGCTACCAGTTGACGCGCTTCGTCGTGATCCTCCGCGAGTCGGACGGCGTCGCGGAGACCGCAGTCGACGATATCCGCCAGGAGTTCGAGAGCAATGAGCGTATCCGCGAGGACTTCGGCGACCTGGTCGGTGAGCGGAAGTGGACGGGCGCGCAGTTTGTAACGTCCAGCGACATCAAGATTCTCGGCCGCGGGCTCGGCTCTTCGATGCGCGGCCTCAAGCATCGGCAGTATCGGCCGGACCTGGTAATCCTCGACGATGCCGAGGACGATGACACGGTCGACTCGAAGACGCAGCGCGACAAGCTGGAGCGCAAGATCCTGCGAGTCGTGCTCAATTTGATCGGACCGGGCGGGAAGTTCTTCATGATCGGCACCGTGCTGCATCACGACTCGGTGCTGGTGCGGATGCTGCGCAAGACCGATGTCTTCACGACGCGCGTGTGGCGCGCGATCAAGGATGACGGTCAACCGCTGTGGCCCGCGCGCTGGCCGCTCTCGCGGCTAGAGCGGAAGCGGAAGGAAATCGGCGCGCGCAACTTCGCGACCGAGTTCATGAACGACCCAGCCAACGAAGAGGAGCAGATCTTCAGCCCGCAATATGAGCGGCGCTTTGACGACGACGATCTTGCCGGACTCGCGATGGATGAGACAGCATCGATCGACCCAGCCATCGGCACGAAAGCGAAGAACGATGACAGCGCCGTCGTAGTGGTGGGCGAGAGTGGAGGCAACTACTACCTGCTCCGCGCGCGGCTCAAGAAGCTGAAGATCCAGGCGCAGGTAGAGCTGGTGTTCGGCACCTTCCGCGAGTTCCCGCGGATTCTGAAATTCGGCTTCGAGACCGTGGCGTATCAGAGCGCGCTGAAGCAACTTGTCGACGAGGAGAACCGCCGGGCGAATCTGCATCTGCCGGCGAGCGCGGTCGACGACATCTCCACCGACAAGCTGAAGCGCATCTCGACCCTGGCTCCGCTCTGGGAACAGGGCCGCATCTGGATGCCGAGCGCGCGCTCTGCCTATTGGTCTCCCGATGTCGAGAAGCTGCTGGAGGAGTTGTACGCGCTGGGATGCTCGGCGAACTCGCATGATGACGGACCCGACGCGCTGGAGCGCGCGATCAAATTGTCCCGCGGCCGCGGCGGCCGCAAGGGGAGAGTGAGGCTGGTGGCGTGACGAAAGGACGCGTATTCCTGTTTGACTCCGCGTCGGGCCAGGTGGTGAAGGTCAATTCGCCCCTGATGCTCGACGGCCTGGCGAGGCCGGCGGAGTACCAGGAGATCTCGAAGGCGGTCGTAGAATCGAGCGGCTCCCGCAAGCTGCGCGAAAAATACGGGACCGTCATCGACGGCGTTATGTGCGCGACCAGGCCGTTCGATTTTCAGCTTTACGCCTACGCCGCGGTGCTCAACACGTACCATGCCCGGGCGATCCGGGCGAAGGCGAAGGACATTGTCGGCGGCCCGTGGCGCATCGCTGGCGACGGACCGGATGCGTTGCGCACGGAGATCACGGAGTTCTTTACGCGCGCCTTCGGCGAGCCCACGTTCGGTGAGGGGATGGCGAACGTCTGGACCGATTACGAGGCGCTCGGCAACGGCTACGTGGAGGTTGTGCCGGACGTCAGGTCCCGCCCATCCGAGCTCACGCATATACCGGCGACCGAGATGTGGATCCGCCTCGACGGGCTCGGGTTCGTGCAGCAGAAGAACGGCGAGTGCTCCCACTTCTTGCGTTGGGGCGCGGCAGAGAAAGCAGCGCGGACGCTCACAGCGAATGACCCGCTGCTGCGGGATGGCGTGACGCCCGCGTTCCACTATGCGCGCTACTCCCCGTGGTCGCCGTTCTACGGCATCCCGTCGATCATGCCGGCGTGGAATCGGCTGGCCTTATCGGTTCTCGAAGCGGAGTACAACCTCTCGTTCTTCCAGAACAATGCGATCCCCGACTACGCAGTGATCCTGCAGGGGGACTGGGAAGAGGACGCGGAAGAGACCATCCGCGGATATTTCCGCACGCACCTGAAGGGACGCGCGCACAAGACGATGGTGATCACGGCGCCGAACGGAGCGAAAATCACGTTCGAGCAGCTCACCAGCGACGCGGCCAAGGAGGCCGCGTTTCGCCTGCTGCGATCTGATTGCCGCGACGAGATCCTGCACGCACACGGCGTGCCGCCGCAGAAGGTCGGGATCGTGGAGACGGGAAAGCTCGGCGGCAACCTGGAGAGCGAGCAGATCGAGGAATACAAGAACTCGATCGTCACGCCCGGCCGGGAGAAGGTCACCGCGCGACTGAATCGGCTGATCTCGGAGGGCTGGAGGACGGACGCGCTGTGGTTCGCGTTCGATCCGTATGACACCGAGGACGCCGAGCGCAACAGTCGCGTGGACGCGGTCTATCTGGATAGGCGCGTTGTTACGCCAAACGAAATCCGCGCGATCCGCTACGCGGACTATGAGCCGCTCCCCGAGGGCGACATTCCACTCACCGAGCCGGCCGCCGCCGAAGGCCTGTTGACCGACCTGCAACACCAGGTGCGCGCCGCGATCGCGAAGTCTGGAGGGCATGCATGAGCCGCCATCTCCATGAGGCGTTCAACACGCTCGCGCGCGAGATCCGGAAGGTCAACCGCGCGCGGCGATTCAACCGAGCGAAACCGGCGCGGCGCTGCGCGAAGATGGTCGCCGAGTATTGGGTCGCGGGCATCGACGCGCTGTGGGAGTACATGGCCGCCCATGATCGATGGCAGGCGCTGCGCGAACACACAGTGGAGAAGGCGCTCTCGGATTCCGATCGCTCCTTCCTGACGCGGCTGCTAGCCAACTTCGGATACTTCGATGACGTCGAGAAGAAAGCGCAGTCCATCATTCAGGCGACGTCGATCCCAACATTCGAAGAGGCCGGTAAGTTCGCGCTGCGTCAGATTGGCGTCGCCGCTTCGACCTTCGATCTCCGCAACCAGGCGATCCTCGATCGATTGATCGAACGCAAGGACGCCGCAATCTTCTCGACCCGCAGTTTCATCGACGAGGCGCTCTCTACGATCGCGACCCGGTTTCACGAACTGGGGGAAAGCGCCTACTCATCCGAGATGCTCGCCGATCTGCGGAAGGTGCTCGGCTACCGCGCGGATTGGGAGGCGCGCCGATTCGCGGTCACCGAGACCGGCATCGCGGCCGAACTGGCGCAGGTCGAAACCTATCGCCGGAACGGCGTCGAAGGTAAGCAGTGGAACATCCTCGACCAGAACACGCGGCCGTCGCACCAGGCGCTATCTGGAGCGATCGTCAAAGTCGATGACAAATTCGATGTCGGCGGGTTTCCCGCGGACCATCCGCTCGATCCGAAGCTCCCGCCCGAAGAGCTCGTCAACTGCCACTGCTGGCTATCGCCAGTAGTTGACGAAGACTTCGAGGTCAACGCGGAGAGCATCTGGGAGGGCCAATGAAGAGTCTTCTGCTCGCCTGCTTTGGCGTGGGCGCCTTGTACGGATCGACGGTTACCGGGCCGCTGTACCTCGCCAACGGCCAGCGCTTCGCCGGCTCATGCACGATCAGTTGGCCGGCCTTCAACACCGCCGACGGACGGCCGGTCTTGTCGGGATCGAACGTGGTGGCCGTACAGTCCGGCGCGTTGTCGGTGCAGCTTGAGCCGACCGATACAGCACAGCCGCGGTTCGTGTATCGCGTCGAGTGCAGCGGCGCCAAGCAGACGCAGACAGAGTATTGGTCGGTCCCAACGGGAGGGAGTTGGACGGTCGCGCAAGTGCGCGCCAGCATGGTGTCGCCTTCGACGCTCGTGCAGCTCGGGCAGATCAACGTGACCGCCATTCCGGCCGGCACCTACTGCGTGCAGGTCGCGGGCGGCGTGATTGTGGCGCTGGTCCCGTGCAACTCCGGCGAGGCGACCGCGCAATTGTTCGACGTGTACGGCGACTTCGACTCTTCGACGGGGCTCTTCGATGCGCACTGAGGCACAGACGATGAGGACGCTACTCACATTTTTCGCGGCGACAACGGCCATGCTCGGCCAGTTTGCGACCGTCCCGAACTCCGATCACGCAACGTTCCGCGCAAACATGAACGCGACGCTCACCTGGCTCAACGGCAATAAAGCCGGCGTCTCGGCATGTGCGTCGAATCAGGTCGCGATTCAGACGGCGGTTGGCGGCGTGGTGTGCGTCTCGCTCACGACCGCCTATTTGCCCGACGTAACCTCGAAGGTCTCGCTACGGAGCTCCGGTGGTCTCATGACGTCGGACGGAATTGGGCTGGTCGATTGCGCGGATGGGCAGATAGTGAAGTACTCCGCGTCGACCGGTTGGGGCTGCGCAAACGACCAGGTGGGATCAGCGGGCGGTGGGATCACGAGCCTGGGCGGATTGACTGCGACGTCGCAGAGCCTGGCGCGCGTCAACGATACGAACGTGACGTTGACGATCGATTCTGTCAGCGATACCCACACGTTTACGCTCGGCTGGTCCGGCGCGCTCGCAAAGGCGCGGCAGCACGCGGCGACGCTGTACAGCGATCAGTCGTACTCCGATCCCTCCTGGTTGACGGGTCTGGCCTGGTCGAAGATCACGAGTGCTCCGGCAACATACACGCCGAGCTCACACGCTACCAGTCACGCCAGCGCGGGAGCTGATCCGATTACGCCGGCAGCGATCGGCGCCGAGCCGGCCGTCTCGTCCGGGACCGCCGGCCGATTCTGGGGATGGGATAAGGCGTGGCGTCGCGTCGACCTGGGCGACGCCACGCACGTCGAAATTACGGGCGTCGGTGATGGCGTGCTGCTCGCGAGTTCCGGCGGTAAGGTCGGAGCGGCGCCGGCGACCTACGATGGCAGCGCGATCGTGCTGACTGTGCCGATCGAAGCGCCGGAGTATCGGTCCAGCTACAGCGGACCGAATCCAGGACAGGGCTGGAAGGACGGCGCCTGTCCATCCGCCGCGCCCAGCGGGATGGCCATCTGGTATTGCTCCGAGTCGGGCGTGATGTATCAGGTGACGGCGGCGGGAGCGAAGACCAGGATCTCGCCGGGCGCCGCGACGTGCAGCGCCGGCCAGGCCGTGACGGCGTATGATCCGGCCACAGGCGCGTATACCTGCAGCGCAGTCAGCGGTGGAGGCGGGGCGCCAAGCGACGCGGCGTATTGGGTCGACTCCCTGAGCGACTCGCTCAGCGCCGAGGTCGTGCCCAGCATCACGACTCTTCAATCGCGCTGGACGGGCGCAGCGACGGGGACCGCCAACACCTATTCCCTGTCGCTGACGGCGTGTCCGAGCGCTCTGGCTGAGGGGCAGGTATACACGTTCAAGAGCCCCGCCACCAACACCGGTTCCGCCACCCTGACCGTGTGCGGACTTTCGCCAAGCCTCGGCATCCTCAAATGGCGCGGCTCGACGCTCTCCTATCTGGAGGCCGGAGATATCATTGCCGGGCAGTGGGTCACCTGTGCCTTCCGGCCCAGCTCCGTGTGCGCGGTTACGAGCCGGCTCGCGAATGAGGTGCAGTCGCTGGAGTCCGCGTCCGTCGATTCGGAGGTCGCGCTGTGGTCCGGCACATCGGGGAAGGTGCTGAAGCGTGCGTCGATCTCGGGACTCGCCAAGCTGACAGCGGGCGTCCTGAGCGCTGCGAGCGCCGGCACGGATTTCGCCGCCGCCGATCACACGCACGCGGGCGTCTATGAGCCGGCCGCCTCCAACATCCAGGCGCACATCAGCCGTACGGACAATCCCCACGCCGTCACAAAGGCACAGGTCGGGCTGGGGAATGTGGACAATACGAGCGACGCCGCGAAGCCGATCAGCTCTGCGACGCAGGCCGCGCTAGACGCAAAGGCAGCGTCGACCGCAGCGACCACCGTGAACGGGCAGACATGCACGCTCGGGTCGACATGTACCGTCACCGCGAACCTACCGGCTAATCCATCCGCATGCGCCGCCGGCAAGGTGGTAACGGATATCGCGGCGGACGGGACGCTCACCTGCAGCGGGCTGGAGGAGGTCGTAGAGAT